AAGATCGTTGCTAATTCCAATGGAGACATGGATATGCAGACATTCGATAATCTATTTGATGCAGTATGTCAGGCGGATTATGTGTAATAGAGGTATGCCACCAATAAGGAAAACAAGTCCTAGAAAGTACTTAGAGGGAGATCACTACCTCGATTATAAACTTACTTTCGATCAAGTAGAAGAGATACTTGATTCAATCGAGTGGATAGCAGAGGAGAATGAAGAACACATGAAGGTTCTAATATCCGCCTATTACGCTCTAAGAGACCAGAACGGTTACACTATACCAAAAGAATGGAGGAACGGTTAATGCCACAGATCAATCTATCAATAGAGGAGCATCAATCACTCACTAGGTTATTATCACACCCTAAAACAATGAAATATAGGAGTGATTTATATGACACATCAACTTTTGACTCAATGGAAGATAAAGTATATGATGCAGTAAACAATTTAACAATCGAGGACTTTTAAATGGATTTTAAAGAAGAGATTTATGAAATAGCATTTGGAGACAATGCTATAAACAGAGATTTTGATGAACTTGAAGTAATCGAGAGAATACAATCATATAGTGATGGAAGCAACCCTATCCTTATAGAGGAAGCATGGAATGAAACAGAGGAACTAAATTGTTCACTCAGAGAACTATCAGATCAAGACTTGATAGAGTGCAGACAGGCATTAATTGATAGAACTAATCGTATTATGTCAGCACTTGACGAGATAGGAGTAGAATAATGGCATATTGCGACAAGTGTGGTAATTTTGATAAATCTCACGTTGAGGACTGGGATTTGAAATTACATACAAATGAGTTGAGTTATCAACCTGATTTATATTACTATTGGGATAGTCCAATAGAAGAAGATTATGACTGGCGAGACGCATATCCAGAAATCGACTGTTTATGTGAAATCTGTTTTGATATAGCAAACTCAGAAAAGAAGATTAAATGGCAGACACCAAGATGTCAAACACACTTATGACAGTTTATGAGGTGTCACACACATTCCCCATTTAATGTAATTATCGGTTATATTAAATAATATAAGACAACCACAGAATTATGAGCAGTTTAACTAATACAGCAATTTTTGAAGATATTGCAGATAAGTGGGATATAGTAAAATGCACCAACGGAGTTGGAGTATTTGAACTCACTTATGAAGGAGAGCATACAGGAGATACATTCGACACCGAAGATGAGTGTTGGCACTTCATTAAGCACGCAGTTTACAATGAATTTGATTCAAGGTGTGAGTGAGACAGTTGAGACTTGTGACAGTCTATATACTGACCACACACCGACCAATTTGCCCTTATAGTCCATTACAATAGAAACATACAAACAACCACAAGAAAATGCCACAGTTCAAATACACAATCGAAACACCCAAATTATTCAAAAGTGAGGTTTTTACAGATGATTTACAGAGAGCAGAAGATTTATGTTTTGACTTTGGTCTTGACTACGAGTATTCTTGTGTTAGAGATAATGCCACAGGCGAAATTGTTTATGAAATGGGGAACATTATGGGTTTAGTTGAGGAGGGCATAGTATAATGTCAGCATTTAATAGACTCAATCATCTAAAAGAGTTAACAACACCAGTTATAGACGATAATGCAGGCACTATTTCAGTCACATTTACATTTGACGAGTTACACGCATTTCAGCAACACGTTGATTGGTGCATTTATGAGCAAGATCAACCAGTAAATGATAATTTACAGTCATTTATTGATAAATTACTCTATAATAAGAGAAATACAGCACCTAAAATCAAGCAAGTTAATCTACCGAAGGAGGAATGGTAAAATGAATTTTGAAACATGGTTAAAACAATGCCCTGACCCTAGTAGATTTGCAATCGAATATGTTGATATAAGATCAGATATTTTGAATGTAATTGACACTTATGACCGACCAGAGTGGAAGAAAGTTAACTTTAATAAGGATAAATTAGATGATTTAGTTTATCAAGTTTACGATCAAGACTGGTCAGAGTGGAATGACTTTATCGCTTTTTTAATTGATAATGAGGTTGTATGGTCATGAATGAAAATATATTCAAACAAATTCGATTTCCTACAAGAGAGAAATTACTTGAATATCGTTATGAACAGTTCCAAGAGTGGTTAAATAAATGCCCACTTGTTGTAACTGATTATCAAGATTTTACAGATCGCTTTCAAGTTACTTTCGATTTAGAAGCAGATTAAAAGCAATCGGCATGAGGTGGGTACACTATACGATTCCCTATCTGTAAGTCCGATATGATACGAAATCGTATCACTAGGCATTAAGCATACGAACTTTAAAACACCAACTTTAATTAGATGTGGCAGTTGCAATCTTATGTAAGACCTAATCAAAGACCTTACCATAAAAGAATTAAATTTGTTATGTGGTTGTGACAGTTTAATTACTTACACATGGTGAGGTCTTTTTTCACCTTTATATGATTATAATAGAATCAAACAACCACAGGATTATGAGCAAATTAAACACTTATCAGCAATTAGTAGTAGATGCAATCAATACATACGGAAGCGGAGACTGGAAAAATTGGATCTCAGTTCATTATGTTCATGAGTCAGGTTACTCAAATATTATATGTCATTCTGAAATAATAGGTAAAGTATTCTATGAGTATAAGAAGAGAGACCTAGACATGGAAGAGTACACAGAAATAATAATGGATAAGACTAAGAAAGCACCAGTTGATGTAATTTTCATGATGGATAGAAAAGGAGCAGAGGAGAGTTTTAACGAGACACAGATAACCAGATACAGAAATATGTTTGTAAAGCAAGGTTATACAGTTGTTAATGTTCATAAGAAAGCACTAGCACAATATTAAATAAAATACTGGTGTGAGTGTGACAGTTATATTAGTGTCACTTCGCACCAGAAAACACCTCTATATTCGCTATAATAGAGACATAAGCAACCACACAGGAATTTTTAAAATGAGAATCATTGAAAAGAACATGAACAGAGCAATCAGAGGACAGAGAAATTGGTCATCTGGTAATACAACTGTATTCACTACTGACAATGGTTTAGAGTCCACAGTATATCTACATGGCAATCATATCGCAACATTCGATCATGTACATCAGAATCTTTATATCTTTGATGGCGGTTGGCAGTCTAACACCACTAAGTCTAGACTCAATGCACTTTGCTATGAGTTCAACACAGGTTTCAAAGTGATTCAACGTGACTGGACATGGTACTTAGTCAACTTCTTAGGCACTAAGCAGTTATTCAACTCAGGCATGGAGGTTGCATAATGTTAAGAAGAGAAAAGTCATATTACTCAATCTTTGAACCAGTCAGGCATCTAATCGAAGAATACGCAAACGATCATTTTTCAACTTTTGGATACTATCCCGCCACAGTTCGATTATATCCACCAGTAGGCGAAGGATTACCCAGAGAATTATCATACGAAGAATACCAGTTTATCATAACTGGAAAGGAAGTATAACACATTTTCAGAGTATTTCCCAATCGAGCAGACGATTTTTTTAGTGTCACAAGATACTAAGCAATTCCCCCATTTTACCTTATTTACTGGTATAATGGATATATAAGCAACCACAGGTAACACACATGAATTTATTTGACGCAGTTCCAGTTATCGTTAACGATATGTTCTCTAATTACAGACCAGAGCAGAGCATATCCACAGGGGAAAAGGCAATGGCAGTAAAGAACAGTATATTAGCGACAGATTCGCTAGATTATGGTAATATGAAGAGAGCGACATATTCGCATGTTCATACAATGGTATCTAACGCAATCGACCTAATCATAAACGATAAGGACACATTTTTCAATGTACTATACCCAGATAACCTAACACCAGAGCAGAAACTATCCCCACTATTCAGATATAACACACTATACGGAGATACAATATACTCTACCGAAGTCCCAACACTAAAATTTCAATAAGGAGAATAAAACAATGCTATTTAACTATGACGACTGTAACTTTGAAGCATACGAGAGAGACGGATATATGTATTACAGAGAAGTTTCCCAAGGCGGAGACCCATTATACGATTTTGTAAAGTTAGAGTGGTATCTATTCGACTATCAAGCAAATTCAGAGGACTTAGTAGAAATATTAGAGGACATGGAAAGTTGTTTTGATAATGTCATAAATACGCATGACCAGACAGAGCAAACACCTTATAGTTTTTATCATTAATGAGCGACTCTACAATTAACTTATCCGATAGTCTCGAAACAGCGATTGATTTCGAGACTTATGGGTTATTCATGATACCAGTTACAAAATATTCAGCAACCGCACTTGTTGATGATGTTTTGAAGTGGGCAAGAAATCAGGATTTTGTAAAGCATGATCGTCAAGCAATATCCCATAATATTCAACAAATCGGAGAGACTAACCAAATAATCCAAGATATTCCAGAGTTAAAGGCATTACTGTTAGAAGTGGCAAGAAAGCATAATCAAAGCGGATTAAACTATGCTAGTAATTTTGAGATAAGCGACTGTTACCTAGAAGTTGCACATCAGGGAGCAATTTATGCACCACATGAACACAGTAATTGCTTATTCTCAGGTACTTATTTTATATCTTATGAGAAAGATGCCCATAGTTATTTGAAATTTAAACGTAATACAATTTCAAATACATATCCTATTATGATGCTACCATACGAGAGCATGACCGCATTTAATTTACAGGAAGCAACTATCCCTTACGCAGCAGGGGATATTGTGATTTATCCAAGTAACCTAACACATGGTTTTGACTCTAATCCAACAGACAATCGGATAACATTAACCTTTAATGTGATACCTATTTAAAATGTATGAATAAATCTATGTGTGTGTTCTATTTGGTTCGACACGTTGCTACCTCGGACTGTAACACATCAGGCGAGAGTTGTCAAGTAATACGAGCGATTTCACACAATCCGCCCTGACCTTTTTGCCCTTGTTGACTCTATCGGCAGTTATGGTATAATATATAATGAGCAGACTTTGCCCTGATCGCTTTGCCCTCTTTGACTTCGCTGGCAGTATTTCCCCCTGTTGTATTAGAGACAGTTCCCCCTGTTACTATTATAATAGGTAAATCTCATGCTGGTTACTATTGGAGGTATAACTATAAGGGTTGCGAACCAATGGGTAATTTCTTTAATTACTCACAGGCATTGCAAGATGCTTTAACATACTCAACTAAACACTATGCCGACTAAGTATAAATTACTACTAGACTTATACGACATGGGAGGGTTGCCACCTGATGAACAGATAGACCTTATCCAGTTCTTAATAGATACAGAGTTAAGGGAGGAGTTACACCAGTATGCACCCATATGTGAGTATTTCATTCTAGAAGGACTTTGTTATGATGTAGCAATTCATGATACTTAACACCTACACAGTTATTAACACATAGTGGGGAACAGTTGTTGTTAATTAGTGGGAAACAGTTAGTATAAACAATAAAGTGTGAGATCCCAGTCATACCAAGGGATTTCTTAATTACACTTAGGACAGTTATTTCATGCTGTTTGTTATTATATTGGGTTGCCGATATAAAAGGGTTCCTAGTTCATAAGCTATAAAAGTATCCCAGAGGGGTAGATATAATTCGATTGTTTGTCAAAGTCTATATACAAAAAATTCCCCAGGTAGAAAATAGTCCCCTATGTCTTCACTAATTGCTAACATGCCCGCTGAGGAGGTCTGGGTAAGGAAAGAATACCTTACTGACTTTAAGAGTGGTCATGGTGAGTTTACCCCTGGTGTATGGGTATCTGTAAAGAGTATGCCTGGTAGAGCATTCTACTTTGAGACATATCTACCTGAGTATGCTGCCATATATGATAAGTTACCTATCAGTGCGTTCGTCAGTCGCCCCGAGACACCTTCTCCTGATATGGATTTACCTAACTTACAGTTCTGGAATTGTATGGACTATGGGGTGACTGCTATATGTAAACAGTTTATAGGGAGTATGGATTATGAAATATACAGTAGAGATTATGGGAATATTCGTGGTAAGTACGTTGTTACACTGGATAATTATCATGAGGATATAGATAGAGTCGATTACAGTACTGCTGAGACTCCTGCTGAACACAAGAGTCATAACTTAATAGAACTTGACAATGGACAGTTTGCATTGTATCCTAATAACAGGTTAAGGATATATGATAACTCTCTTACACCTAAGAATCCTAAGATGCCAGATTTCAAAGTGTCTACTAGGGTATTCAGTGTAGAGAGAGGACACATGGAACGCTATGGAGACACAGATGACTACCACTATGGACTATCAGAGACCGTCAATGGAGATGATGAGGAAGACTTATTGTCAGTGGGTGGATAGACCATGGATTAAAGGTAAGATGAAAGTGGGGGATTGTTATGGTATATGCATGGAGTTCTATGATAAGTTCTTTGATCTAAACCTGAGAGACTATCCTAATATTAATAGGAAGGCATTGTTTATGCCTGAGTTTATCGCTGATCAGGCAGACAGATGGGAAGATGGTGTAATACATGTCTATGAGGGAGATAGGGATACACCACCACCTAGTTTAGATGATCTTATGTTTGGTGACATGATGGTCATGAAACTGTACTTAAATCCCCTACAAGGCGGTTATGCGAGCAAGGATGGGCGAATGTGTAACCACAGTGGCATTTACCTAGGACATGGTTATATGCTCCATCATGCATGGTTAGATCCAAGTAACATAGTCGACTTAAAGATTGATGGGTATTTACTAAGGGCAGTAGAACTTGTACTGAGATCACCACATGTTGCAAACTATACAAATCCTATATAATGATGACACATACATGTAACAATAATATGAGTAGACGATTCACATTACCTGTTGAGGTTGATGATTTCGGTGACATGTCGATAACATTCCCAGCAGAGTTAATGACTGAATTGGGATGGTACGAAGGAACCGAGATAGAATATACTGAGGAACTCGACGGAAGTATTATATTAAGAAAAGCAGAAAAATAACCCCTTAACATTATGAAGAGCGTGAATCAAGAAATGCAATGGTTCGGAGTCGAAGCATGTGCAGGGAGAGTAAAATACGATGATCCAAGAATGTATCATTTTAGGAGTTGGGAACCAAAGACTCCTTTTGCTCCAAGGTTTGATTGCCCGATGTGGTTAGATCAGGTAGAACCAGATAAATGTAAAAAAATCCTAGAACAATGGGAAGAAGAAAAACGTCCGTGGGCAACATATAACTTCTTTGACGAGCAAACAGAAAATAACCTCTTACCTGAGATTCACTTGATGACTGGGGCATTCTGTGATATACTTGAAGTAGAGATGCCTGAGAAACTATGGATTCGTGGTTGGATTCATAAACTTACTGTCGGGCAGCACTTACCAACTCATCATCATAGTATTCATGAGAACACTTTCTTGTCGGGTAATATGTTGCTTACACATAGTAAGACACCTACTGAGTATTACATTCCTGGGTACTCTCTATATGGTGGCAACCTAACTCCTGCCCCTATCCCTGGTATGACTACGATCTTCCCTTCTTGGTTAGAACATAAAGTAGGTACAGTTAAGGAAACAAGGATTGCTCTTGCATGGGACATATATACTCAGGAGGCAATGGACTACTGTAAGAAGAGTTCACCTTCTAATGAAATGATGATGTCTATACCTTTTAACTAATGGATAACGAATTCTTAGACGCATATAAAGAACACATGGATATGATCTCCAAGGCATTGGAGAACCTTGCTGCTCGTATACAGACAATAGAAGGTGCTATGGGTAAGATGCCTGCGCCAGGTGCAGACATGATAAAGTATAAACCAGAAGGTTACAGAGATCACCTAAACATTAAGGAAGTATTAGATGATCTGTATATGCGAATAAATATGTTAGAAGACAGAGTTAATCAACACAACATACCTTAGTGGCAATATACATCCTCGAAACAGGGAGAGGATTTCCAAATGTAGATGCAGGGGGAGAATATCAACAGACGTGGGAACGTCCATCGTCTAGTAGATACAAATCACACAAGTTTCATTCGGGACCTGGCACCAACTACAACATAACCTTTAATGACGACGGACCTGGGTCCAGTATCTTCGGTCAAGACAAGGTGTATTATATTGGGAATCAGGAAGAGATATGTGTAGGTAACTGTGATAATGAAAGAGTAGGGTTCCATAGATTCTATCGTGCTGATGGTACTAACAGAGATCATAAGTATTCTCCTAACAGTGAACTCAGATATCCAGAAGACTTTCCTGGTGACACAAGAGGAAGTAGAAAGAACTTAGCACACTCATATAACAAAGAACCAAGAAACGGTCAAGCAGTATTTTATATGTCAGGCACGAATGTGACTGGCACAACACAACTATACCAATGGTATAACGCAACTCTTAACGATAGTGCACTCAGTACAGCAACTTCATACCTAAGTGGGTATGTCAATGTAGGCACAGTTGGATACATTTACACATCTGCATCAAATGCATCGACCTATGCTGACACTGGTGAGACAGCAGTGCCACTATATGAGTATTATAAGAACAGAAACAACAGTTCACGAGATCACTTCTACACAGCAGACCCTACAAGAGAAGTAAATTTACAGACAAACGTTGCAGGAGTACCTAACCCAGGAGATCCTCGTGATCAAGAGTACACATATGTGGGTATTGTAGGGTATGTCTTCCTAGAAGATCTAGGACAAGGTAACAGAAAGACACTAAGAGACCAAGGAATCATAGGACCGACTGGTTATGGTAGTCCAGTATCCTATGGAACAAGAGCAGGATGGTATAATTGGGACGCAACTGGTGCTGGAATCTATACTCAGAAGAATTATGAGTATCAATATGATGCAAATGCTGGTCCACTCAACCCAACTCCGACACAAAGACGTAATAATCGTTGGAGAGGAACTCCATCAACCTCTGCATTTCCTAATTTTGGTTGGGGAGATCCAACTCTCTGCCCAAATTTAAACACAGATGCATTATTTGAGTGGGTCTATGGTAAGAGTGGAGCAGTCAAAGCAGCAGTTCCAAGATATTTGGAGTTTCATACTCTCTTTGACAGTCAATTTACCTATTATGTGTACGATACTTCCTATCCATGGAAGGGTCCTGTCTTCGGAATCCAGTATGCGACGTCAAATCGTAACTGTTGCCCTAACCAAAAGTCAGGTGGTAACTGTTTGTGCAATGAATCACTCCTTACTTACGACTATTACTCACATTTTTATGAGATTAGAGAGGATTCTTGGAAGACTACACGTTCTAAGATGGCAATTACTGGTGCACCTGGCGGAACTGGTGTCAATGAGTCGTTCAAAACTGTTGACACAGACACAAAACGTATACTTTTCCGTTACACATCCAGATTTGGTGACTCATTTAGCGTAGGTGACACCGTAAATGGGTGGGAAATTAGTGAAGTTGCATATTTTGGTAACAAACTAAGAGCAGGATACATGGAATTGAAGGGAGATGGTAAGATATTTACTTACAATCAGACAATTACTGCGAATGGTGAGAACGGAAAGACAGCAAATGTGATATGTGGTTATGGAATACAGGACAAAGCAGGGTTCTTTGGAGTATATGAGTTCCCTAAACGTATATCTTACTACCGAGTTGAGATAGATAAGACCGCATTGGTCAGTAAACAGTCGATTGATATCGCAGATGTGGAGTGTGAGGTCAATAAGAACGGAGAAATTCAGTCAATTAAGATAATCAATGGTGGAAGAGGGTATCTAAATCCGAAAATTGTTATAGAAGAACCCGCACAACTCACAGAAGGTGGTGCGATGGACAATGTAAAAGAGAATATGAGGCAATTAGATGGTTGGGAAGGTGCACCTTTGCGTTCTCCTACCTCTACATTGGACAATCCTGACGGAACTAAGCACAATTTTACCTTCAATAGCATCAAAGAGAACCAAAGAGACTCGGAAAGAAGCATAGAATCCGATATGTCGGAGCGTGAAGCGAAGGTTCCTTATGGAAAAGACTCAAATACACAGATTGTTGGTGAAGATGAAGAACCAGATGTGGATGAAGTTTCCGTATCTATGAACGATAGATCAAAAGTAAGAACAATTAGTGCGGAACATAGGAGAAGAGGTAAGTTCAGACAGGCAAAAGTGGAGGTTTTATCCCTAACTGACGACGGAGCGATAGATGAGATCGTGATTAGAGACCGTGGATTTGGTTATGACACCGATCCTAACCGCAAACCAAAGGTTTGGATCATCCAAACAGAGGATGAGCAGTATAAAATGCGTGGTCCTAATACAAAACAACAGCAAAAAGGGTTCAAAGGTACCGTAGATGCTAATGAAAAGACCGAAGACCTTACTGAAAGGATGCGTGGAACTGGTGTAGAACCCTCACAGGGGTCACAAGAGGTCACTGGTATCAAAGGAGAGGTTCGTGCAAAGAGTGGAGCGAAGGAAAATCAACTTTCTATCATGGATGATGGTGTCATGGGGTCATTTGAAAGCATGATGGAAGGGTTCACTGCTGAATATCCTACTGGATACATCAAGATGACCAGTCCTGACGACGTTGAAAAGACTAAACTATGCAATAACTTACCAGCAGGGTGTGTAAACATCGAAATGCCATCAGTTGTAGGTAAAGCATTGTTCCCAGTAGAGACTGTACAGGGCATTATAGAGGTTAATAGCAGTTTTAAGAGTGTAATGGAGAATCAATACCCAGAAATGAAACGTGGTGCAACCACATCTGACGATTCTACGTCCTCTCTAAGCGATTTGTACGGGTGGAATAGTGGTGATGAGTGTATTTCCATAGCCCAACCCAAGTTTAAGACCGTTACACGTCTCCAAGACCTACCTTGTCCCTATGTTGATGAAGATACTGGTAAGAATTTTGGGTGGATGATCTACAAATACTGTGCAGCAGAGGGTGACAACGCATCATTTAAGGTTTCTTTGTCTGTTGAGGGTAAAACAACAGGTCCACAGGGTGAAGCATTCATGGAATTCATGCAAAAGTTGGCAAGACCCCAAGTTCAAGCAACTAGACCTGTGATTGATAGTGGAAATAAGAAGAAAATGTGGAGATGCACTCGTCAAGACATTGAAGGAAGGTGTTATTGGGCACCTAGCGGATCAGATGACGTAGTTTTTGTGCCAGTTGGACTTGATGAGAACACTTTTAGTTGGGATGCGGGTGGTTTTTCGGAAGTACAGCAACTTGAACTCTGGTTAGGCAACAATTTTGTTCATTCTACTAAGAGTGTGAGCAATAGTGGAGATCCTTTCTCTCAAACATTCAATGTAATTTCGGTTTCTGCGCTTTCTGGTGGAGTTCCACCTAATGAATGTTGGGATACATACCTTAGACACGGTAATAATGCTAACGGAGTGCTAGATGTTTACTCTGCGTACTACAATAACAACAATACGCAAGGTAGAACAGCAGGAGGAGGGTACTGGACAAGTAGCGGACTGTACAATGGGTACACTTGCGGGTCTAGTCCATGCTCAGGAACCCTAAGTGCCTCTTACGGAACCTCTGGATTCAATAATAACAACGCTTGCGGTCTTGAATACGTCAATGACATCTCTGTTGCTGTTGATCCGCGTATGTTTACGCAACTTGGTATGCGTATGGGACCATATACAGGAACTATGAACGTGAAAAACTGGAACACTGGCTCTAACATCGCATTTGGGCAAGCAGTGCAGAATATGGGCAACCCATTTTTCGCAGAATGTGAAGGAGAAGCATTTGGTCAGTCTCCTGCACAGATAAATCCACAACCTCCACTAAAAAGACGTCGAGTTCACAAAGCGTCGCATGATCCAGGTGATGCTGAACTGTTAAAATCACAAGCACGCGATATTAACGACCTAGAATTCAGCGATGACTCATGGAGAGAAAACTATGATCCTGATTTTGACTATGAAGCAGAAATAGCAAACAATCCAGTTTCTGATTTCTCAACTAACCCTCAAACGGACATGACACAATAATGGCAGCAGGAATTTTACTACCAGTAGCACCTATTACAGGTTTACCTTGCTCGGGACATGGTATTTGTATCCCAAGTACGGTTCACTCTGTGCAATCTTGTGGTTCACCACCTATTCCTTACACTATTAAGATAAAAGAGTGGACATGTTGGTGGCCACCCACTCCATTAGTACCTTTTGGACCACTTAGTCCATTGAAAGCAATGGTATTAACCAATGGATTGCCTACAATGACATTTGGTGATAGATTCATACCACATATTTCACCATGTACCAATATTATCATCTATATGTGCCCATGTGGTAAATCTTTATGCCCAGTTCCGACTCCAATCCCTTGTAGCATACTTACAACCGAAGATATGGGTGGTGTAGGTCATATGAGAATCTTATTTGCGACCTCTTTGACTGTATATGTTACTAAGTTACCAATCGGACGTGTTCTAGACCCTCTGGGTGTAGGTACGTTGGCATATAGTTATCCATGTAACAGTGTGGTTGCATATGGGTCACCAAATGTGCTATCATCATAGAATATTGCTTTTTTACTAAATGCCAGTTAGAACAAAAACAGGAAATTTCGGATCTCAGGTAGTTTCGGACACAATCCCAAAAAAGACAAGACAGGGAGCGTCACAGAACACAAAAGTCAGTGCTACGTCGAGAAATAAGGCAAAAAAGAAGTATAGAGGGCAAGGTCGCTAAAACTGCTATAAATAAAACTGTAACGACTAAATAATCGTAATGTCGACATACAGATTCCGATCAGAAAAGTTCTTATCTCGTGGATTCAAAGATTTAGCGATTTCTTTTGAAGCAAATCCTAATACTAATGATTTCTCAGCAGTAACAAACGAAAATGCTATTAAGCAATCGATACGGAACCTTGTATTGACAAGTTTTGGTGAAAGACCTTTCCAACCGACTATTGGGTCAAGAGTGAGAGGTCTATTATTTGAACCGTTTGATGTTTTCATGTCGGAAGACTTAAAAGATGAAATAGCAAACACAATAGAACGATTAGAACCAAGAGTAGAGTTGGTTGACGTTGACGTGAGACTTTCTGAGGATGAACATAGTATAGACGTTGGTGTTGAATATGCCATCGTTGGACAACCACAAACACAAGTGGTTGAATTCCTTTTAGAGAGAACATAACATGCCTGCCACCCCATCGAATCTAACGTCATTAGATTTCTTCGAGATTAAGGAGTCCATTAAGTCATATCTCAGAACAAGACCTGAGTTTAGTGATTATGACTTTGAAGGATCTAGTGCATCGTACCTAATAGACACATTAGCGTACAATACTTATTACAGCGCATTCACCGCTAACATGTCGATGAATGAAGCGTTTCTAGAATCAGCGACAGTAAGAGATAACGTTGTCAGAATTGCAAAGCAGATAAACTATACACCTAGATCAATAAAGGCAGCAAAAGCATGTGTTCGTATTACTGCACAGGCAGCAGTATTACCTGGTGCTCAGAGTTACCCTGATAGTATTACTATTAAGAAGGGTGATGTGTTTATATCTGAGATCAATGGTGAGACGTTTACATATGCTCTTACAAGAGACACACAAGCAACAGTTGACCAAACTACTGGATTAGCAACATTCTCTCAACTCATAATCTATCAAGGTAACTTTGTTACTTTCAATTATACAGTTGATGATACTGCTAAGGCAAACTATGTAATTCCTGCTGAGGGAGTTGATACTGAGTTGCTTACAGTATCTGTAAAACCAAATGAACAGTCTGCTGAGATTGATGAATACTCTCTATCATCAAACGTAACAGCATTGACTGCGACTTCTCGTGTTTACTTTTTAGAAGAGACAGAAGATCTTAGATACAAGGTAATATTTGGTGATGGTGTTTTAGGACGTAAGTTAATTGATAACGAGTTTATTGTATTAGAGTACATTACTACTGATGGACCAAAAGCAAACGGTGCTAATAAGTTTAGTTTCATAGGTCAAGCAGTGGATGTCACAGGACGTGCTGTATTACCCTCTCAGATGTCCCTAGCAACGATTGACAGCAGTCAAAGTGGCGAAGAGAGAGAATCTGCCCTGTCAGTTAAGTTTCGCGCTCCTAGGGCATTCTCGACGCAGAACAGAGCAGTTACAGAGAATGACTACGCTCACATTGTTCAAGACATCTATCCCCAGGCAGCAGCAGTAACTGCCTATGGTGGTGAGAAACTTTCACCCCCTGAGTATGGTAAAGTGTTTATCGCAGTCAGATCAAAGTCTGGTGTGAACTTAAACACTACAACAAAGAAACGTATTCAGAATCAACTACTTGCATACTCCATGGCGTCGATTCAACCA